CGTTTATTCGGAGTAAATACTAAAGATATGGCACATCCCGGAGGCAGACCAACCGACTACAAAGACGAATATTGCCAAATGGTAAAAGATCACATGGCAAAAGGATATTCGTTTGAATCATTTGGTGCATTGGTTGGTTGTCATAAGCAAACCCTCTACAATTGGCAGTCGGTACACCCAAAGTTTTTCGACTCCGTAAAAGAAGCATTTGAATTATGCCGCTTGTTTTGGGAAGAAAAAGGCATTAATCTTGTAACTGGTGATTCAAATGGGAACGCAACGGCTTGGATATTTCAAATGAAAAACCGATTCCCAGAAGAGTGGAAGGATAAGAAAGAGGTTGACAACACGCACGATTTCAAGAATCGCCCTGACTGGTTGGATGCTGCAAAGTGAGCCCCAATCTTCAATTTTTAATTGAGAACGTACCTAAGCATCGAATAGTTGCGCTTCAGGGCGGCGCACGCAGTAGTAAAACGTACAGTGCTTTACAATACCTAATCAGCCTTGCGGTACAATTCAACGGGATTGGAACGATCAGTATCTGCCGGGAAACATTTAACGCATTACGGGCATCAACAATGCGTGACTTTTTCGAGCTGCTGAATCAGGCAGGACTTTATCGAGAACAGGACCACAACAGGACTGAACATACCTACCGACTGAACGGCAACTTGTTTGAGTTTTTTGGCATGGATTCACCCGGCAAGGTACAGGGCCGAAAACGTGATATATTGTTCATCAACGAGATAATGGAAGCTGATTTTAGCGTTTATCGCCAGTTGGCACTAAGGACAACCGGGCGAATTATTGCCGACTATAACCCAACTGAGATAGATCACTGGTTCCTGACTGAATTAGATCAAAGGTCTGATGCGGTGCGGATCATTACAACTTACAAGGACAACCCGTATCTGAACGCAGAAACGATAGCAGAGATTGAATTCCTCAGACAGGCCGATCCTGATTTGTGGCGCATTTACGGTGAGGGTATGCCTGCAACGGTACGCAATCAGGTTTATTCGCATTATTCGCAACGTGCCTATCAGGTACCAGATGAAAGAGCTTATGGGCTTGATTTCGGCTATAATCACCCCACCGTATTGGTTGAGGTCGGAAGCGTTGGCGATTCGGTTCAGTGGCACGAGATGATCTATCAATCGCACCTGACAATACCTGATCTGATTAGGCTGATGAAAGAAATCAGAGTTGATCGCAACGTGATGATTTATGCAGATGGTGCAAGGCCGGAAGCGATCGAGGACATTCAGCGTGCAGGGTACCGGATCAGGGCAGTTGAGAAATATCCGGGATCGGTTAAAGAGCAAATTTTAAAAGTTAAGAGCAGGCCGTTAATCATAACTTTAGAAAGTGTAAATTTGAAGCGTGAAATCAAATCCTACAAATGGAGCGACAATTCACCGGATGATCCTGTTAAGGCCTTCGATGACGGGATGGATGCAGGGCGTTATGGTTCAACAGGGATTATCAGAAGCAAGGTGATAGGGGCGAAAATAAATATCAGCACAAAGAAAACAAGGTCATGGTAACATTCCTAATTGATAAAAAAAAGGTTCACGTACCGACAAGGTGGGCTGATGTTACTTTAAAACAGGCGATTGATTTATCGGCCAATAAAAATGCGGATGTTGTTGTGACCTTGTCGATACTGACCGGGCTGCCCTACGATACGTGTTATCGGTTGCGAACTGGTGATGTTGATGCGTTAATTACTCCGGTGCTTCAATGGCTCAATGAGGATGTAAACGAACAGGACTTATTAAAACAAGCACCGCCTGAGATATTTCAGCTGGGTGATACTCGGTACTTTCTGCGCTCATTCAAACCTGGTGCTATGATCTATGCGCAACATTTGAATTTGGAAACGATCGTGAACGATAAGCAGCGCAAAGATATTGACAAGGTCGCACCATGTATAGCAATCTGCATTCAGAATCCTGAGAAGTATTCAGAGGACCGTCAAAAGGTGATTGAGCAGTTTGTAGGAGCCCTGCCATTATCAGAGGCCTTTGCAATCGCAGGTTTTTTTTTAGCCAAGTTTCTGACTTTTTCAAACAAGCCAAGTTCAGCGAGCCGGATTATTCAGCTGAACAAATACGGGCGGGCATTAAGGACTTTAAGCGATTCGGAGCGATGAATAGTATTGATACACTGGCGGGTGGTGATCTGATCAAATGGAATCAGGTTGTTAGGCTACCGATGCAGGATGTGTTGATCAAAATGCTAATGAATCAGCAGCAGCACCAATACGAGAAAAAGATGGCTGATATTATGGAACGTAAAGCAAAACGCAAATGAGGATAGTGCAGATTATTCAGCAATGCGTGGCAACGATGACGAATATTAGCACGTTCATCAGCGAACCGAGATCAGCAGCAAATGTCTCAGTTGATACTGTACCCTCACCGTTCGTCTTATTGAATAGACCAATTGATATGCCGTATAGTTACCGGGCAAACAATGTGGAAGAGGTTTACGATATACTTCTGATTTACGGTGCATACAACGAAAATACGCAGCGCAGCAATGCTCAACCTGATCACGATATTGAGATCGAGGCCATGCGGATTGAGGCAAAGCGGATGGTGCTGAATTTAGACAAGCACGAGGCAGTGAAGAGCGTTGAACTTACGCAACCGATACGCGATTACATTGAATTATTCGATGTAAAAGCATCTGGTGTATTTCAATATTTACGGGTTGTATTACTGCCGATGACAGAAGAGGTATGCGCAACGTATGATCCTGATTTACCAATCACTTGATAAAAATGGCCATAGTAATTGACACGGATATACTTCAATCCTTTGCTGCGCGGTTCATTCAGGATTTGCGCGATTCGATGGATTCATCCGGTGTCACTGCTTCGGGTAAGTTTAATCGGTCTCTAAAGGCTGAGATCAAACCGGATCAGTTGGTTGTAACCGGATTGAGATATGCGGGGGCGATTGAGTTAGGTCGGAAGCCGACAAGCGGAGGGGGTAATGGTGAGTTAAGGCAGGCGATCCGAAGTTGGATTGATGATAAGGGGATCACACCAACCGGAAACATCAGTAAGGATTCGCTGGCGTATATTATTACGCGCAAGATTCACAGAGAAGGCACCAAATTGTATCGCGGGACAGATTACTACGGCAGAAGCAAACCAAGCAGAGTAATTAGCGGAGTAATTGAAGACGGGCGCATTGAAAAGTTAGCCAAGTCTGTGGTGTTAGATGTTATTTCAAAATTCAGAACAGAACTTTTTAAAGGATAATGGCAATATACAACACACGCGACTTAGGGCAGTATGTACCCAATAGCGGATCACCACCGATTGAATCCAGATGGGTTGCGGTACACAATCCTATATTGCTTGAATGGCAGCGTAAAGATTACGAATTTGCGAGCGTTTCTGATTCAGGCGGTTTTCTTAGGCTTAATTTCGGCTCATCAACAGGGGCGGCACCGGATGATGTTCTTTATGTGAATTGTCCGGGCATCTATTCTGGACTTGCAACGGTTACCAGTTTGAGCGGCAATAATCTAATTACGAATGTTGCAATAGTTTTGCCAGTCGGTACTTATCCCGGTTATGCAAATAACACTACTCAGCGACTGAATTACTTTATTGAGGTTCAAATTGTAACAATATCAGCCTCTGCAACTCCGAGTGATAATCAGATACTTGCTACTTTACTTGCAACACCTGATACCACTGGATTGATTAAGATAGACATATCCGGATCGCTGCAATCATACACGAGCAATCCTGACACAATAACGCTGAACACTTCGGCGAATGGCGAAAAAGACACTGGTTCAACCATACCTTTTAAATTCAGAACACGAGAAGCATGGCGACAATTTGCAGGCGTAGCTTATCAGCCTTATGAAAGTTACAGTTCATCAAGTTTCGGCGTTAATGGGGCCTTTCAGATCGGTCATGATTATAATGGTAACTATGCAGAATATTACCCGTCGTCTGGACCTACTGGAAAATTCATAACTGACTTTGCCCGAAGTAGGTACTTTGCAGGCTATCCATTTGATGTGAGTTATATTTTCCCGAATGATTTAGTTGCAGTCAATACTCAGATTGTGACTGCATTTTACAATTCAGCAGGGGCTCAAATTGGTGGGAGTGCTGCTGGACCGCTTAATGTTGCGGATATTAATTATCTAAACAGAATCGAACCGGACACAGACATCAGCAGTTGGGGTCAAAAGGTGGTAAGTGGTTCTGTTCAATTGCAATTATCATCAGGAGGTGTTGGATTAACTGAAGTTCATTACTTCGATGTGATCAATTCGGAAGACCTTGATTGTAATGGGATATATCTTCAATGGCTTGGCGCTCTCGGCAATCGCTCTTATTGGCTATTTAACGCTAAGTATAGTGAATCATTGCAGGTTGATGGGGGCGATACTTACCAGACGGCATTTGATACGATTGATAACCTGACAGAGCGTGCGAATTGGTACGAGAAAAAGCCGTTTAAGAAATTAACGATTGGTGCAGAGGGATTGACACGCAATCAAATAGATGGCCTTAAATCGTTGCTAACATCTACTAAAGTTGATGTCCTTACTGCGGATGGCACTGGATGGAAAAGAACGGGCGTATTGGTTGAACCCGGCACTTTTACCATCGGTCGGGGTGATGACAATCTATTCAGAATTGAAATGAGCATTGTATTCCCTGAGCAATTCAATCAGACGGCATGATAAAGGTAATTGTCAACGATATTGAACTTGATCTGAGGTCAGATACAGTTGTTGCATTAACACGCAAGGCTGCATCCATAGGGTCATTGCAGAACAGGTTCAGTTCGTTCACAAATAAGTTCACTGTTCCGGCAACAAAGAAGAACCGGGATGCGCTGGGTGTTCGTCAGTTTGAGGATTTCTCAGGCAGTCAGTATCAGGAGCAGGTCGGTAAGATCATATCAGGTGGGATTGAGATAGCAACAAATGTAACGGTCATAATCGAGCAGGTCAGCACAGATATAACCTTGTCTATTCGCGCCGGGAATGGTACTTTATTCGACAAGCTGAATAAGTCGAAAATGAGCGCGATTGATTTTAGCGATATACCATTGCTTGTTGATGCACGTTGGAATTTAGGAAATGTATATGATTTCAGAAATCGTGACTACACACAGTCATTTGTATATCCTATACATGACACAGGTGTACAGTCAACAATAAACAGCAGCTTAATTGCAAAGGGTGTATTGTGGTTTTATTATGTAAAAGATCTTTTTGAAAGAATAGGTAATACATTCGGTTATTCATGGAAAGGCAGCACTTATGATTTAGATTTTTTTGAAAGGCTGATGATTCCTCCGGCTAATTTCAATATTACTAATGAATTTGCATCGCAGTTTGTAATAAATTTAAATATTGATGATTATTTGATATTTGATGTTTTAGTAAATAGAGTTGTTGTAGTATTTGATCAAACAATAATATCAGATACATTTAATTTAACGAGAGAACACAGGTTAGCGGGATTCACTGTTGGAGCTGCTACAACGTGGGCTTATGCTGCGCCATTTGTTGGTAATTACACTTTTGAATTTAATTATGATATAAATACAAGAAAAGAATTTACGGCTGCATCTGCTACTATTGATTTTTATATTGTTCAAAGAAATTCATCAGATAACATAACATTCGAAGAGGTTCCGAGCCGTTTTGTTTATCAAAAAAGAATTTTAACAACAACATCAAATGTTGTAACTAATTACACAGGAACAGTTACTGGTGAATTTGCTTGTGAAAATGCGAATGAAGATTTCTCGAAAAACACCAGTGATTATTTTTGCATTTTTATTTGTAATGATATTGATTTCGCAGCCAACCCATCCACATTTTGGGTTGGTGGTGATTTTGAAATCGTATCGGTATCGGCAGAAAAGACAACATGGAATCGTTGGCTTGAATTGAATAACCATTTGCCAGATATTACAATTGGGAAATTCATTAAGGAAGTTGGAAATATATTCGCAGCGATTTATGATGTTAATGAGTTCACTAAAGAAATTGAAATTATAAGACTGGATGAAATTGCTGCTAATAAAACACAAGCTGTTGATTGGTCGGACAAATTAGATTTAAGCATTCCATTTGATGTTACTTTTATATTAGACGGAATTGGTAGAACAACTAAATTCAAATGGTCATCAGATTTAAAATACTCAAAAAGTTTATTAGTATTTAATGAGCAGATTCGAGAAACCGAAAATTATATTGAATCGGATGCAGATTATTCTGATGAGCGTTCAATATTATTGATGCCAAGTCCGAGTATCTTTATGCCTTTATGGGATGAGAATAGCAGAAGAATAAATTTAGATGGGAAATTAAGATTCGCAATTGCTCGGGATGAAACGACGTTTTTTTTGCGATACTCACCATCATTGATTTCAGCTGCGCATAAAGTTGCCTACTTCGATTATGACAACAGTCCGTATTCTTTGGACTGGTCAAAACTATATGAGGATTACTTTTGGCAATTGCTGGCACCAATGACAGAAAGGGTGCAAAAGGTAACGGCGTATTTTAAACTAAATGACTTGGATATTCAGTCATTCAGATTTAAATATCCTGTCTTCATCAGCAAGTTTAATCGTTACTTTTTCGTGGATGAAATCGCAGAATACACCGGATCGGAACAATCAACTAAAGTGGTATTAATCGGGATATGAACCCAAACTTTATCGAGTTAAGCACAATGACACCGATTACATTTAGGGTTCAATACAACTGGAGTATTCACGATGAGTTCGTGTACTATTACGCAGGCATACCGATATTGACTTTTTACATTTTTTTGAATTGACATGGCAGAAGAAACAGTTGAAATAATCAGGATTGAATTTCAAGCTGATGAGGCGATAAAAAACACTGCGAGATTACGTGAGGAGCGTAATAAATTAATTGCAGCCAATAAGGCTATAATTAAATCGGAGGGTGAAAATAGCGAGGCAGCGTTAAAAAATGCGGCACAAATCAAAGTCCTAAATGATGCAATACGTGAACAGGAAAAGGTCAGCCAAAATATAATAAAGGCGAACAATCTTCAAACGCGATCAAATCAGGAATTAAAGGCATCGTTATCATTAAAGACTGCTGAATTAAATAGGTTAGGTGCAGCGGAAAAGCAATCATCTGCATCTGCTCAGGCATTGGCTCAGGAGGTCCTTGATTTGACCAATGAATTAAAAGCCAATGAATCAGCGGTCGGTAATAATTTCCGCAATGTCGGTAACTATCAATCAGCAATAGAGGGTGCGGCAGTTTCAATCTTTGATTTAAAGGAGCGGCTAAAAGAATTGCAGCAAACGATACAATCAGCCCCGATTGACTCGCAGCAATTCAAAGATGCACAGGATGAGGCCGGAAACTTAACGCTACAAATCGGGCAGTTAGAGGGCAAGTTAGATGAGTTCGGCAATCGTGAGCCAAAGAACCCGGCAAAGAAAACATTTGAAGATTTGATTGCAACTGCCGGAGCGGTAACATCAACATTGCAATTAACAACGCTGGCATTTGGCGAGAACGAAGACGCAGCGAAAACTATTGCTACTGCAACGCAATCAATCGCCATTGCGCAGAACGTGGCTAACATTGTCAAAGAAAAGGGGGCGATCATTGACACGTTGACACTTGCGCGAACAAAAGCGTTAACTGTCGCACAGGGTGCATACGCGGGTATTCAGGCAATCGTAACAGGATTAACCGCAGCATTTGGGGTTACTGCAACTGCGGCATGGGCAGCGGCTACGTTAGGAATATCTGCATTGATTACGGGCATAATTGCACTGGTTGCTAATTTTGAAACGGTGACCAATGCGCTCAGTGATTTTTTCGGATTATCATCGGAGGCTGAAAGATCTCAGCGAAAACTTGCAGAAGAATCGCAGAAATCAGCTGAAGCACAGGTAAAGGCTGCTGATACTTTAAAGGCAGCATCTGATAACAGATTGAAATCAATTGATCGTGAAATCGCATTGGCTGAGGCATCAGGAAAAAGCACGGTTGAACTGGAAAAGAAAAAGCAGCGCGAAATAATACTTACAACAAATGCACAGCTGCAAGCCAATAGATCGTTATTGAATGCGCTTAAATTAAAGGCACAAAATGTTAAATTGACTGATGAAGAAAAAGAGAAATATGAAGAACTTCGTAAAACAATTAACGATCAAACACAGGCGATATTAGACGCAAATAATACCATTAATGTCATAACTCAAAAGGATAATAAAGAACAAGACGATAAGCGTAAAGATGCGAACGAGAAAGCCATTGAAAGGCAAAAAGAATATCAGGCAAAACTGAAAGAACTTAACGAGAAATTTATCCTGACTGAACGGGAACGGTTGATTAAATCATTTGACGATGAATTAAAAGCAATTACCGGAAATGGGCAAAAAGAAATTGAATTGCGTGCTGCAATTAGTAAGGCAAAGCAAGACGCGGTAACTAAATTCGATAACGATGCAAAGGCGAAAGAAGCCGCACGCATTAGGGCGAATGAACTCGAATTGTTGCAGATTGAACAGGACAGTTTGCAAAATAGATTAAAAACATTTGAATTAGGTTTTGTTGATCGTGAGGCGAAATTACGTGAGCAGGGATTAAAAGAAGTTGATATTACGCGGATCAAAAACGATGGCATTAAAAAGATAGAAGAGCAGTTCGCAAAGGAACAATTAGATATTCAGATAAAGTCTATCAATGAACAGGTGGCGTTAAATAGCACGTTGCAGGAAAATGAACTTGCAGCGGTAGATAATTCGATTGCAAGCGAGCAGGAAAAGGCAACGCGCAAGGCTGAGATCAACCTGAAGTATCTTGAACTGCAATTAAAGAATGTTGAGGCATTGGCTAACTTAGATGGTCAAGTAACTGCTCAGGAATTAGCCAATATAGAAAAGGTAAAACAAGCCATTATTGGAGCGCAGAATGCGGTAACTCAGTCGCAGATAGAAAAGCCTCCGCAATCGTTAGGCGAACTATTCGGGGCAACACCGGAAGAGGCAGCAAAGATTAATGATGCTATAGAATTCACATTGAATTCACTTAATCAAGTTGTTGGAATAATCAACGAACGGTATCAGCGCGAGATTGACGGGATTAATCAGGTTCGGGATGCACAAATCGCAGAGGTTGAAAATAGCACGCTAAACGAAGAAGAGAAAAAGACCAAGATTGCTCAGATTAATCAAAAGGCTGCACGTGAGGCGTATGCGTTGCAAGTAAAGCAGTTCAACGCTGAGAAGGCTCTGAATTTAACTACGGCGATAATTAATGGCGCACAAGCGGTCTTAAAAGCAGCAGGTCAATTAGGGCCTATTGGTGCTGCCATTGGTGCTGCCATAAGCATTGCACAGATCGCATTGATTGCCGCACAGAAACCTCCACCACCTCCCAAATTCGCATCCGGTGTTGTCGGTCTTGACGGTCCCGGAAACGAAACGAGCGATTCAATCCCGGCTTATCTGAGTAAGGGCGAATCGGTTATCACTGCACGCGGTACTAAATTTGCTCAGTCTAATTATCCGGGTCTTTTGGAATTTTTAAATACTCGTAATAAATTCGCTGACGGTGTGGTAAATTTCAGCAACAGTCCAGTCCCTTCTGCCATCCCGAACGTGGGCGAACAGGTACGGGCAGCACTGCAAGATTTAACCATCGTCACGAAAGTCACTGATATTGAAAAGGCAGCGGCTTCACGTAATGAAGTTCGCACAGTTGGTGTGATATGAACCGATTAGATCAGGTGCGAAAATTAACTGAAACAGGCGAGCTGAATTGGCTATTTTCAAATGGCATGGTCAGCGGCAAGGTGTTAATGTATAGAGATATGTTTTTCGATTATGATATTCTGATTCGGCAGGGTGCAAAAAAGATGACTGCATTACAGACAACGGCAGACAGATATTCTGTTTCGGTTCAAACAATTTACAGAGCAATCAAATGGATGCAGGGCTGAATATTTGCGTGATCACTCCGCATCAGGACAACAGGCGTGCGGCATTTTTAGAGCGATTGGAAACGTACATTTACAGGCAGACAAGGCAACCTGATTCATGGATTGTTGTTGATCATAAATTACCGCTGCAAACTGATATAACCGCCAGAATAAAACATGGTTGTCAATTGGCAGTTGCTGATGGTGCTGATCTGATACTGATCATGGAAGATGATGACTGGTACGATGCTAATTACATTGAAACGATGTCAACCGAATGGTTGCGGGCGGGTCAGCCTGATATTATCGGGATTAATTCAACGCGGTATTATCACATTAAATCACAAAGTTATGTAATCCTGAACCATCCTGAACGGGCATCGTTGATGAGTACAGGAGTGAGCAGTAAAGGCATTCAAACATTCAACTGGCCTGAGGATGATTTTGTTTTCTTAGATATACCGCTATGGCATAATTTAAAAGGTCATTTATTTAATGCCGAATTATCAGTTGGAATTAAGCATGGGATAGGCAGAACGGGAGGCGTTGGCCATAATCATAATTGGGTGCAATACTCAAAGGATAATAACTGGTCTATGCTGCGTAAATGGATCGGGGATGATTCAGAATTTTACGAGCAATATTTTTTATAGAACGTATAAGGCACAACATTGAATTTAGCGAGCAGCCAGATTATTGTTTTGTATTTTTTAAAATCGTACCGGTCAAAATCAGAGCGTTCCATGTATGGGTAACGTATCAGCCGTTCAATCTTATTTTCATAATTGCCAAGTTTTGACAAGTCGAATTTGGGCTTTTTTGCAAATATCTCTTTTGCTTGCTCTTTATTCAACGCACCTGAACGAACCTGAGCAGATAGGTACACAATGCGCTTATCTATTTTGAACTTTTTCGGCAGCAGATATGACCCGACAAATTCAGTATAAACATTCTCGCAATGTTTACCGCCGTAATCCTGCCAACCGATTAATTCTTTCATGTCGGCTTCCATTCTGACCCGGTCTTTAATGTAGTGGAACGGGCGAATGTTCTTAATGCCTTTCAATCCGTATTTTATCTGATCGGTGAAAGTAAATAGCGGATAATTTTGTAATTGATTTCCGGTATATTTAAAATAAACTGATTGAATGTACTTCGCATCCATGTAAGTCCATGATGCAGGCGTACTGCCTTCGGTTCGGAAGTCATGACCGTTAAGGATGTATTTGATTCCGTACTGATCAGCGGTCTGATACATTAGCTTAGTCATGGCGATGTCATTGGGAATATCCGCATCAGGCAGTCCGGCAGCAAGAAAGGCATCGTTTAGGTTGTCATATTCTTTTTTATTGACCTTATAAATGATGCAATCCACGTTTAATTTCTGTACCAACTGATCCATGTTGTGCGTTGCTTCCGGTGCATTCCAATTATTATCGAAATGAATCACCAAAGGGCGCAGTTTCCATGATACAACCGCAGCATAAAGAAGGGTGGATGAATCCAGCCCGCCGGATATACCCATGATGCAGTCATATTTTTTACCTTTGCCTGCCTTAACTACTTTTTCAATTTGTCGCATCAGGTCAGACGGCACTGATTTTCTTTCGAGTTCATCGTGCAGGTCGCAGTAATTGCATTGATAAAATCCGATTTTTGCGAAATCAGAAGTAAATAGGCAACGGGGGCATTCAGTCATAGTATTTGAGATTAAGCCATTCAGGCTCAAAGTTATAAAAATCAATCAGTTTGAGCAAAGTCGGATCAGGTCGAAAATATTTTTTGTTGTTTAAATGCGTAATAATATCCTCCACCGTTTTCCATTTAAGGCAGTTCGGGGAGTTCGCCACGTTGGTGATGCAGTATTTACCTTGCAGCATTAGTTCGTGAATTGTTGACAGACCTCCGGCGTAGTTATTTAGCACTAATCCTATGTAGCACCTGTTGTAAATCTTATACTTTTTGCCCGCATGCCATTCAAATTGTGATATAGAACCATCACCCCGAATGATATTAAATTGTTTAGATAGTTTATTAATAATATCAATACGGTGATAATTATTAGTTGTTGGCGGGCAGTATGCAAATACGTTGCGACCTGACTTGCCTTGATACACGTTCTCATCGTTAACGTATGGGGCAATCAATTTAGCATTGATGCCTTTGCTTTTAAGTCTGCGCTGAACTTTTGGATGTATAGTAATATGCCGTATGTTATCAGCCTTTAACGGCTCAAAATCCTTTACCATCTTTGAATCGTACCCGCACCATTTAATTACGGCAATATCGGAATGAGCAGTTATGGCCTCAATATCTTTTTCATAATACATTCCGATAAATAGGCACGGTTGAGATGAATCGTAATATTCTCGAAGATTGAATCTTTTTTGCCAATTAAAATCAGCCACTGATTGACTAATGTAAGCCTGATCAATTCTATAACTGTCCAATTTCCTCAAACTGATTTAAGAACGGATAAGGATTCATTTTTTCTGATGGCAAACGATTAGTCCAGTGATCTTCAAAATCATGTTTATTCACCCACAGATCAGTTGAGATACTTAACAAAGCACCGTCATTCTGATGGAGTATTTTTATTTTGCCATAATTTAACCTAACTTGTTGTTGCATCATGTAATCCATTGAATTGTTTTTTTCATCCGTAAAAGGTTTGTAATTGATTTTTCGCAGCAGACTTTTGGACAAAATCCGACCAATTCCGATCGTTTCATTTTTACGGTACGCATCAGTATATCCCGGCCAATATACTAACCTCACTTTGTTATTGCGAATATCAGCAAAATGGCATCCGAATTTACCGATCATTGCATGTTGATCAATATGCCTTTCGCAAAGTGTAAGGTAATCATCACCAATCCAATCAGAACTTCCTGCAAACAATACCGCATCGTGATCGTAGTTTTGTGCGGCTTGAAATCCTGCGTTCCATTTAGCACCGAGCGGGTTATTAGGCATATTAATAAAATCGCATCCGGTTTCATTTGCTATCTTAATTGCTTCCGGTTCGTGGCCGATCAATATTACCCGATGAACTTTATTCTTTTCGTATAGTCTTTTAATAGTCAATTTCAACAATGGAAACCGACCGAAGACAGGAATAGGAACAATAACTTTCATAATATTGCAAAACTATGAAAGTAATTGCAGCATACAACATATTCAATGGGTTGGAGATATTCCACAAATCAATTGAATACACCCGGCCATATGTTGATGAGATTATTTTGATCTATCAGCAGACATCATACAGGGGCAACTTCAACCCTGATGTGGTCAATCACATTGAACAATATCCGGAGTTCAAGGCATTCGAGTTTGAACCTGATTTAACATTGCAGCCGAAAAACAATGAACTGATCAAGCAAAACTGGATGTTAGAACTTGCACGCAATCAAGGCGGCACCCACATGATTTTAATGGATTGCGATCACATTTATGAGCCGGATAAATTCAAGGCAGCAATAGATAAATCAAAGCAGTACGATGTGACCTTTACTGGTATGCTGACTTATTACAAATATCCCACTTGGCAGCTTGACCCACCGGAAAACTATTGCATGCCTTTTCTGATAAAACTATATCCGTCAACACAATTCATGAAGCTGCATAATTATCCGGTAATTGTCGATCCTACATTAAGAGTTAACACCTGCGGTAATTACTACGTATTCCCGATGGATAAGTTTACATTTCATCATTACAGTATGGTGCGTGCTGATATTCATGAGAAATTCAGCAACAGCCCATCACGACCGTATGACTATTGGAAAAATAACGGTTATGTTGACGAATGGGAGCAGTACGATATTGAATTAAATCCGGGCGTAAAATATTTTTCAGGCAGAAAAATAAAAATCGTAGAAAATTATTTCGGAATATAAATCTGCTTACATATCTTTGACACGAACGCTCATTCATGTGTTCGTTTTGGGAATGGTTAGGAGCCGGGCAGCAGTGTCCGGCTTTCTATTTTAAACAAATTCAAAACCATCAGCCTTATCCAAAATATTCAGCATTGCACCGTTTTTTGTTGACCGAATTAAATTAACACTGCAACCATTATTTTTTAATGCCGTACTGAGTGCAGCAAAATCACGCTGACACTTTTTGATGTTGTGATCCTGTCCTAAATGCGGATGGCCTATCAAGTCAACACCTGCAAGATGTATTTCTTTAGCACCGCATTTATAGGCATGAATAACGGCAATAAAAGGGCTGCTGATTGAGTGGCAATACCTATCCGTGTTCAATTCAGAAATATCACTCCGCACACTGCTTAATTTAATTAACTCAGCTTGCCTGTATTGCTGCCAGTCGGTTATGTGCGTAAACAACCAACCGGGATGATCTTTAATTACTTTCAATCGGTCACCATCAAATACTTTCGGATGATCACAAATAATAAGATGATCAACTTCAAAAGGGCAATTATTCACGCCAATGGTTAAATCGTACTGATCAGAAAAGTATTTTGATTCGCTCAGTCCGGTAACAAGGATTTTCATTTACGATTTTGTGTTAAACTTTTTCATTGCAAACGTATAGAATTTTGCATTATGGCTGAAAAGCACGTTTATGTATTCGGGGAAATCGGATGGGAGAACAATGTTCAATCCGTTGCCGCATCACTTCAAGGCACTACTACCGAAGATAAAATAATCGTTCACATTCACTCACCAGGAGGAGATGTTAATGAAGGCTTCGCAATACTTGATCACCTGCTCAGCTACGGTGCAGCAATTGAAACACGCATTGAGGGTCTTTGCGCATCAATTGCAACGATCATTTCAATGGCAGGGGCAAAGAGAACGATCACTGAAAATAGCACATTCTTTATTCACAATCCCTGGACTGTAACAGAAGGTGATTCTGAGGCATTGCAACAAATGGCCGACCAATTAAAGGCGGTTGAAGAGCGCATTGCACAGTTTTACTCAAAATACACCAAACGGGATAAGGAAGAGATGCTGATGCTGATGAAACAAGCGGACAATATTACCCCAGAACGTGCGCTCGAACTTGGATTTGTAACCGAAATAGTGCAGCCTGTAATGGCAATGGCACGATTCACACCTTTAATCACAATGTCTGAAACTAAACTAAACTCGATCATGTCAATTTTTCTCAATGAAATCCGGAGCTTATTCAATCTGAACTCCAAAAATGAAATTAAAAATCTCGACACCACACTTGAAGACGGAACACCTATAACAATTGAAGGTGAACAGGTCGCGGTAGGTGCTGCCGTAACTGTTAACGGTGAGCCTGCACCTGATGGCGGGCATACTTTGGCTGATGGTACAGGCATTGTAACTGTTGGCGGAGTTATTACCGATGTAATGCTTCCCGGTGAACAGAATGGCGAAGAGGTACAAATTAGCATCGAAGATTTGCAAGCGCAGATAAGCGAAAAAGATGCAACTATCGCAGCGTTAAATACCGAAATCGAAACGCTCAAAGCATCCGTTTCTGAACATCAGAACGTATTGGCTGAAATCAAAGATAAATTCGAGCAGAAGCAACCGATATTCAATCGCACGCCACGCACTCCTGCACCAAAATCAGCGGATAAAAAAGGCAACAGGTTCACCGCTTCCGAAATAAGCGCGAAGCTGGACAGTACAAAACGCAAAAAGTAACAATCTAAAAAAACCAACACTCATAAAAAATGGCAATTCTTAACCCATCAGACCTGACCTTTAATGGTGAGGAAATCAGATCAATCAGAGAGGCGATATTGCAGCAGGTATTTGCAAAGCCTGCCGTTACCGACTTTCATACGATTTACGAGGACATCGTAACGAAAAAACAAATCGCATTTTTAGGGCGACTTGGAAAAATCACCCGCGTTGATGGAGGATGTTCATCTTCTGCGCTGAGTGCAGGAATTACAAACTCAGAAAAATTCTGGGAACCTGTACGTTTTGAAATTTGGTTGTCCGAATGCTACACCAACTTAGAAGACACTTTCTTTGTTTGGGCAAAACAACGCGGACTTGCTGAACCTGACCTTACCGGAACTGATTTTGCAGCCTTTTTAGTTGAAAGAATGACCGATGCAATGTATGAAGACACACTCCGCATCGCATGGCTCGGTGATACTTCAGCTGAATCAGTTGATGCAACACCATCCGGCATACTTTCAGCAGGTGTAAGTCCACTTGACTACAATCAAATTGACGGATTCTGGAAACAATTATTTGCAATCGGTACAGCAGCACCCGGCCAACGTACAACCATCACCCAAAATGCGCTAAGCACTAAGGCTCTTCAAGATGTGCTCGCTTCAAACACTGCATTTTTGACCTTCCAGTCAATGATGAACAAAGCTGATTACAGACTTCGTTCAGCTCAAAATAAAGTGATGCTCGTTACAATGTCACTGCTTGACAACTACGCGACTTACCTTGAATCACAAGGCAATGATGCTTCATTCATCCGCATTGAGCAAGGCTTTTCAGTTTTGCGTTACCGCAACTTGGAAATTATCGGTGTTGACCTGTGGGATCGTTATATCCGTGCTGACTTCGATAATGGTACTAAATACGATGTACCTCATCGTGCCGTATTGACCACAAGAGAAAACATCGCACTTGGTGTTGATGCTGCTTCTGCACTTGCCGACATTGATCAGTGGTTTGAGCGCAAAGACAAAACCACCAACTTCAGAGGCGGTTACAAAATGGATGCGAAAATCCTCGAGAACTACATGGTTTCATTAGCTTACTAAAATCGGAGGTACACAATATGCCAACAGCCTGTGCAGGACTTACTGAGAATGTCCTAAATAACTGCGAGAAGCCGATAACCGGTGGCGCGAATGATCGTATCTGGTTAGTTAATAAATCAGATATTGCATCCACTACACCCGATCCGCTGAATCCCTATTTGATAACTGCAATCACTCTTAATTCAGGTGCATATTTGTACCGATATGAGGGGCAGAATAACTCTGTTGATTTGCGTGCGGCACTTGTTCGCCAGCGATATACAACTGTGTACGATCACGAGGTAATTTTCAAGGTATTTGACAACACACCAGATATTAAAAAGCAGCTTGGCTATCTTGGTCAGGGCGTTGTTGTTGCAATCGTTGAAAGTAACTTTAAAGGATCGGATGATGATTCAGCATTTGAATTGTACGGTCTTGATGCCGGATTGATTCTGAACGCAAATGAATCAAACAAATCAGATGCCGACACACAAGGCGCATGGAACCTGACAATTTCGACCTCTGAACAGGCGAAAGAACCCGGTCCGCCTAAGACCTTGTCTTATGGTTCATATACTGCAACCAAATCAGCACTGAACGCGCTTGAATTGCCGTAATTGATGACAGGGATTGAATTAGCACAAGCCCTGAGCGAATATTCATATCCCTTGCCACCTGAGAAGAGGCAGGGGATTTTCGCTTTATATGCGAAAGTTACGGGAACGCCTAAGGAAAGACGATGCCCTAACTGCGCTACTGATGCTTATTTTGAATTGCGAATCCTTGCGCGAGATTATCAGCAAAATGAAATACCTTTGAAAGAAAAATCAAAAAGTATGGCAACAAATTCAACAGAACCTAAATTGGTTAAATACCGCATTAAGAAAGCATTCAGGGCGCACGGTGACCCGAAAATTTATGACAACCATAATACGAGCGACAAAGAAGCGGAAGCGTTAATGCACATCAATCCGGCCTTATCAGTTCACTTCGAGTTTCTTATTCAGCAACCGAAAGTGGTACATAAAAAAACGAAAGAATCTGAACCGAAAAAGGTTAAGAAAAAACAAACATCATTAGACACCAATTAAAATGGCACGGATCGTAACATCTAATAACAGGCAGCGACAGGTCATACGCGATCTGAGGGCAGAGAATGTATATTCATTCGATTATGATAATGCCTATCCGCAGCGGGTGTACGATCTTGTAAATTCATCCGGTGCAGCAAAATCAGCATGGGATAAGTTTGCAAAATTCATCATGGGCAACGGCGTATCGGATAATCTTGTTGCTCGGCAGGTGGTGAATAAATACGGCATGACGGTAGACAAGCTGATGCGGATGTGCATTAATGATTATGCAATGTTTCGCGGATTCTCTGTTCATGTATCTTACAATGCAATGGGCGATATTACCGGATTTAATCACGTTCCATTTGAATGGTGCAGGATTGGAAGGGATCAAAAGATTGCGGTGTATGATAACTGGGATCGCAGAAAATTGAAAGACAACGGCAAATATTCACCCGCTGATATTCGCAGGTTTGATAAGTTTAATCCCGATTACGCACTGGATGAAATCAATGCTGAACCGGGCGCAACACTTGAAGAGAAGATTGCAAATTATCCCGGTCAGGTATTTTGGTTCAGCGCGGATGGCATCGAAACTTATCCGCTATCTCCATTCGATCCGGTGTTGGAAGATATTGAAACTGATGCTGAGATAAAGATCGGTAAATTAAAGAATGTCAAATCCAATTTCGTTGCACCTCAGATGGTCAAGTATCGGGGGCGATTTGAATCTGAGCAGGATCGCGCATCATTCATTGAATCACTCGAACAATTTCAGGGCAATGAGAATGTAGGTAATATCATGCTTGTTGAGGTTGAGGATGGAGTTGCTGATTTTGAGGTTGCAAAATTTGAGATTCAGGACTTTGACAGAAAATGGGAGTTTACCGAGCGATCAGTTAAAGAGAATATTTTTCAAGCATTGCAGCAGCCTCTTGTCTTATCAGCTATGCCCGTTGCGGGAAAACTTGGTACAAGCAGCGAGATAGAAGATGCAAAAGTATTTTACAACGATATTACCGCAGATGATCGGCTTGTAATGGAAGAAGAGTTTACCCGATTGCTTGGGCAGCGTGTGAAATTGCTTGAAATCAACCAAGAAGCCGAAGCAGTTATTGATCAGGCTGATAGTGTTAATGTAGCAGCAACTGCATTGAACGGGGCTCAAATTAGCAGCTTAAATGAGATCATTGCAAACATTACAAGCGCGATTTACCCGATAGAAACAGGGCGTGGTATTATTGCCGCAGCATTCCCATTCTTAACCGAGGCGCAAATAAACGACATCTTACTCCCTTTATCCAATGGCACTACTACTAATCAGCCCGTCTGATATACGAAAATACAGAACATTATCAATCAACATTCAAGATGAGCGGATTGATCCGTTTATTTTGGAGGCGCAGGAATTTGATCTGCGAAAAGTATGCGGTGATCCGTTCTATGAAAAATTAGTTGAGGAAATTTCACCCGCAAATTACCCTGAATTAAAAGCGCAATATGAAGGATTTTTAATTTACAAAACCTATGCGCGATTGCTGCGACATAATCAAGTCAATGTAACTGCGGCAGGGGTAGTGTACAAAACAAATGAGTTCAGCAACGTAGTGCCGCAAAATGAACTAAGCAAGTATATCAATTCGGTGCTTGATGGCTCGAAAGAATACGAGCGCAGGTTTATTAAGTACATGAACGCATCAACAACCGATGCCGCAACTAATTACCCTGAATGGCTTGAATCGGATTGTTGCAGTAAGAAGTCAAGAACCTATGGCGGCACACGAATCAGCGCGGTAGGTAATAATATCAAAGTAACCGATGCAGCAAAGGACTTAGTAAATCAACGCGGACTTGATTCACTACGGGGCAAAAGAAACATTGATTATTGATCATGGTATCAATTACCAATGCAGACCTCGAAATTTACATAACTGAAAATTCAGTTACAACCGTCATTTGGAAAGATAATGCGCGGGTATTAGCGTTCGGGGATGTTGTGCGAATTACAGATCGGGATGGCATCAGATATGAGTTTCTTTATACGGATGTCATTGCACCAACCTCACCGGGCTGGTCAAGTGCAGAAGATCTGGCTGATGAAATAAATACATATCTCATCACGATTCCGGGCGGTGGTAGCGGTGGTACAATTACCGATGTGACCGCAACAGCACCCCTAACCTCATCGGGCGGAACAACACCGGACATTTCAACGCTGATGGCAAGCGGTAAATTAATCGGGCGTCATTCAAGCGGATCAGGTGTATTTGAAGAAATTACATTAGGTACTAACCTGTCATTGTCCGGTGACACATTAAACGCAGCAGGTGGTGGTGCTGGTGCAGGGCCGTCATATTACTACCTTAACGGGTCAGTCAATCAAGGAACATTCGGAGGGAATACATACTATGAGATGAGTCGTGTTCCGATTTTCGGAGGAGGCACGGACTTTACCTTGTCAGCAGGTTCGGGCTTTCAGGTTATGGCTCAGTTCATTACAGATGCGAACGATCCGAGCGTGACTATTATTCCGGCAGGCGGTTGGTTATTCGATCTGTATTTCAGTGCATCGTCAAGCGGTGGCAATCCTCAGTTCTATGTTCAGTTGTTGAAATACGATGGCGCATCATTCACTGCCATTGCTGACAGTTCAGCCAATCCTGAATCAATAACGGGAGGAACTTCTGTAACGCTATATTTAACATCCCTTGCCGTACCTCAGACAGTACTGTCAGCAACAGATCGGCTTGCGGTGGTCGTGTACGTTGACAGGTCTAATAGGACAATAACTTTTCACACTGAGGATGCGAACCTTGCTGAGATTCAGACAACATTTGCCACCTCATCCATTGCTCAGTTAACAGGTGATGTAACGGCTGGCCCTGCTACTGCACCGGGTCAATCGGTTGCGGCAATGGTCAAAACAAATTTACGAGTAGGCTCATTCGGAACAACTGTTGACGGGTATATCGGAGTAATTCAACCGGGCGTTGTTGGCTATGTTGTTATGCCTTATGATGGGACAATAACTGGATGGAGTATTGCAGCGAATGTATCGGGCAGCATCCGGTTTGATATTTGGAAAGCAAATAACGCAATACCGACCGTTGCCAATACAATAGTGGCAAGTGCAAAACCTCAACTTTCATCAGCGCAATACCTCAGCTCGACAACATTAACAGCATGGACAACATCATTTATCGCGGGTGATGTATTTGCTTTTTATGTCGAAACGGCTACAACCATAAAGAACGCGACAATTTCAATCAGAGTAACTAAATCATAACCATGACATACACGGTAATAAAAAAAGAACTTCGGGGCGAACTGGTACTTACTGAGGTTGCCTATATCATTAACGGTCAGCAGCACGTTGTCGAGGTGTACCATTCTATTTTTGGGTTAACCGAACAGGGCATAATTGATAAGATAGAGATGCAGGGTATAGTCGAGCAGAACAGACTTGCAGCCATTGAGGCAGCAAAAGAACTGATTTCTACAATAAATTTATAATGCCAACGTATTATTTTAGAAATGCAGGTGTAGATTGGGGAACAGCCACTAATTGGTCATTAACATCTGGTGGAGGTGCAACAGGTGCAGTACCAACAATTGCTGATGATGCTATTTTTGATGGTAATTCAGGTAATTGCACGGTAAATGCTTCGAACAGGGTATGTGCAAACTTTAACACAACAGGTTACACAGGCACCATTACATTCGACTTCGATGTGCAGGTAAACGGTAATATCACACTTGGCGCAGGGATGGGATTTGGCGGTACAGGCTTTTTAAATCTGCGATTCGCTTCAGCCGGATTAACCAGAAATGTTAACTGCCCGGTTGCTCTTACAATACCACGCTTGAGTTACAACGGGGCTAACTCAGGGACAATAACATTCACCAATAATACAACGATAACAAATTTAATTTGTACGGAGGGGAATAATGTTACCTATACTTTCAGCCCTGTTACCGGATCGGTAACAATTACAATCAGCGGCGGCACATTTAACACCAATTCAATTACATCAGGTCTTGCAAGGGCAATTCTCAACGCAAATACTACCCTTACATTCAGCGGTACTTCTACCTTAACTGCATGGTCAACCGGAACAATACTTTTAGGAAGCGGCACAATTCAAACTGCATCCGGTGCCAACCTGACAATAAACAGGAATTGGAATTACACAGGTGGGTCAGGTGGCACAATTAACTTTTCGCAAGGAACTGTGAGTTTCGGCAGCACTACATTCACGCAGGGCATTGCATTGACATTGAATTTTCCTTCATCGGTTGGGGTATTTAACAATATTGATGGAGGTAATACTTTAACGCTGCAATCAGATGTTTCGGTTGCAGGTAACTATGCTCTTCCGGGCAGTGGCGGTCTTACCCATACAATTAACGGTGCATTTAATTTTATTGCTCGCAGCAATATAAACATGGGTAGTGGTAACACAATAGCAGGAAATGCCACGCTGCGATTAGAAACAACCGCCAACGCATCTATTACGGCAACTAATTGTGTGATTAGTATTGCTAATTTTATCATAGATAAAGGAACGGGTATTTTAACGCTGCCGAGTTCTGCATTGACTTTCTCGGGTGCAGTTTACACTTTGACATCCGGGACAATATCACACGCAGGGACAATAACATTTTCAAACAGTAAAACAATCACACACACTGTTTCCGCATCTTATAATTTAATTAATCTCGCATCTGCTAACTCAACGCAAACAATTAATGGCAATCCATTAGTGGCAAATCAAATCACCTGCAATACAAATCAAACATTCGCAGGCGATAGAGGATTCACAACAGGAACATTCTCATCAGTTCAGACAGTCTCAATAAATTTAACATTTGCCAATATTAATGCAAGCCCGAACGCTGAATATATCGTTACAGGTCAACTCACAATAAGAGGCATCGAATCAGCACGGATCACATTGCAATCAGCAGGCAGCACTGGTAACTTCACAGGAACGGCTAATGGCACTACATTCACAGGCAGTCAGGCGAATTTAGCGGCAGGCATGACATTATCGCAAGCGACAGGGACTGCACCGACTGGTTTTAGTAATTTATTTCCTGCTCGGCCTGTAATTGTTTCGGGCGGGCCTTCAACTTGGGTCATGGATTTGAACGTAACTCCATCAACAGGAAGCATTGCAATGAGGGCTGGCTTTAAAGCAAAACTAACGCTGCAATCCGGAGCATCGCAAGAGGTCGCATTTGTTACCACTCAGGATATTGATTCATCAGCAGGGCAGACAATTTATGCGTTTCTCTCCAATACCGATTCGGCAGCAACTAACGTGAACCTTTTCAGGACATTAAATTGGGGGCCATTGGTCGCACCATCAGGATCTTCTTTTTACACTTGGGTATGTTAAGACACACAATCATAGGCATCGCAGCCAAAGAAATAGGGCAGACCGAAAAGCCTGCCAATAGCAACAAGACCAAATACGGCAAGTGGGCAAAACTTGATGGGGTCGCATGGTGCGGTATCTTCGTGTCATGGGTTTACGCTCAGGCCGGTGTGCCGCTACCTAAAATCGGATTTGCATTTCCCGGATTTGCCGGAACACAAACGGCAATGGCACAACTGAAAAAATGGGGCAAGATAGTTCAGCAACCTGAGCCGGGCGATGTTGTTTTTTTCGATTGGAATAATGACAAAAGGGTTGATCATGTTGGAATCGTAGTACAGCTATTAAATAACGGCACGGTAACAACTATCGAGGGCAACACATCAGCAACAAATCAATCCAATGGTGGCAATGTGGAGCGCAGAAACCGGAACTTAAAGCACTGTATTTTCGTAAGACCATTCGTACTTCAAAATGAATGACAACAAGGCGCAGACGTGGTGGCTTATGGAATCGGTTATCAAAGAACTGGTTTCAACTGACCATTGCTTTTTCTGCCATAATTCACATGATCGCGTTCATGACCGGCAAGATAGACATCACAACATTTGGCGGTTCTTTTGCGGTATTTGTAACAACCATCAGCAGCATTAAATCGGCATTAAAAGGCAATGGAACAGAATGACAC